GGGCCTAGACCTTGAGAAGTGCGGATGCCTCATCGGCATGGAGCTTCATGGCAGGTAACCCAATCTACGGAACCAAGAGATGGAAGGAAGTACGCCGGCTTGTACTCGAGGAGGATAGTGACTGCCACTGGTGCAGGCTCAAAGGCAAGCGCACCAAAGCTTCTCAGGTGGATCACATCGTAGAGCTTGATCGTGGAGGTGACCCCTATGACCGAGCCAACCTCGTCCCATCATGTGCCTCATGCAATGCCTCCAGAGGAGCACGCTTTGTCAACCAAAAGACAGCGCAAAGAATTCAAAGACGCAACGAAGCCTCAAAAACTTCTTTTATTGTCAAAACCTCTACCCCGAGCCCCTATTCGGAAATCCCCTCAACTAGCCTGAACCAGCAGGGACTGAGCGGATCGGAGTCGGATATTCCAACATCGGGCAGGATCGAGCCGAGACTGGTCACGCCCGTCCCAGCCGGCGAGAGTTTCGGCCCTGCCCTAACCTTGTGGGCGAAGCGCGTGCTCAACATTGATCTGATGGAGTGGCAGAAGCGGATCGTGAATGATGCTTTGAGTCTGGACGAGAACGGCGACTTCATCTTCCGTGAAGCGTGCATCTCTACGGCCCGTCAGAATGGCAAGAGCTTGCTGATGCGTGCTGTCGCTGGCTACATGGCGACCGAGTATGCAGCGATCCAAAAAGAACCTCAGACGATCGTCATTGTTGCTAACCAGAAGCGCCGAAGCATGGCGCTCTTTCGTGATGTTTGTCGAGACCTTGAGGACAAGTTCTTGTGCAAGGTTCGCTGGCAGAACGGAGACGAGCGTGTCAACTTCCCAGACGGATCATCTATCGCAGTCGTCGCAGCTTCTGCTCACGCTCACGGAATGACAGCCTCGGTCATCCTCGTGGACGAATTGTGGGACATCAGTCCCGAGGTCGTGTTCACTGCGCTCAGGCCATCACAGGTCGCCATCAAGAAGAATCCGATGATGATGATGTTCAGTACCGCCGGCGACCAAGGCTCCACAGTGCTCCTCCAGCTTCGAGAGCAAGGGATGGCAGCGATTGACTCGGGCCGAACTGGCTCCCTGTACTTCGCTGAATGGTCACTTCCGCCTGGAGTCAGTTTGGAAGATCGGCGCTATTGGGGATGGGCGAACCCTGCGCTCGGAACGACGATCAGCATGAAAGCACTGGAGCTCGCGTTTGATTCGCCGAATCGGCAAGCGTTCATCCGAGGCCATCTGAATCTGTGGGTTGATTCAACTAACTCCTATCTCCCGATCAACCTTTGGAACGACCGAAAGAGCGTAGATCCGATGCCTCCGATCCAGTGGATCGTCGTTGATTCGTCCGTTGACGAGTCACGCTATGTCGGGATCGGTTGCGCGTACGACGGGACGCGCGTCATCGTGACGACCGAGTTTGTCGTGGAATCCGCTCAGCAGATGTGGGCCGAAGTCGTGACTCGAATGTCAGACCCATCCGTCAAACTTGCGTGTACTCCATCGCTGGAGATCCACTGCCCTCCAGATCTTCGCCGGCGGATGACGATCGTCGGCTATGCGGAACTCATAAAGTGGACAGGTGCAGCTCGTGCGATGATCGTTGAGGATCGTGTTCGCCACACTGGCGATCTTGCACTGTCGGAACATTTTGCTCGAGCAGTAGCAGTCAAGACTGGCGGAGCGATCGTGCTCAGCTCGCAAAAGTCACCCGGCCCGATAGAGCTCGCCCGATGTTCAGTGTGGGGAATCATGCTCACATCACGACCGAGAGCATCAGCGAAACCTCAGATGGCTTTCGGCTGACCCTAGTGGACACGCGCTTGCAAGTTTGAGAGACTCGCAAGCGATGGCACTCTTCGGAAGTAAGAAGCAAGACGCGACCCCCGCGTTCGCACACGCACCGCTTCAAGCTGCAGCAGGTTCTGCCTCACAAAGCGGACTCGGCCAGTTTTGGAGTTACACCGTCGGGGCGGCTTCAGAGCTGGCCTTGTCTGTGCCTACCGTGTCTCGAGCGACACAGATGATCATCTCGCTCGTCGGCTCATTGCCTCTTCGCCATTACACGACACAGTTCAACGGCGAACGGTACGAGAAGATCTATCTTGAGAACGAATCATGGATGGACACTCCAGATCCAACCCTGACGCGTAACTTTGTCATGTCGAATCTGTGCATGGATCTCATGATGCGTGGACGCGCTTTCCTCTATGTGACATCACGCAGCTCCGCCACTGGACGGCCTCTCGCTTTCCAGTGGATGCCCTGCGAGATGGTGGACACATTGGATCAGCCCGGCCCGCAGTTCTTCGGAAAATCCAACCAGATCACATTCAACGGGATCAACATTCCGACACAAGATGTCATCCAATTCCTCGCACCCGTTCAAGGGTTCCTCTGGACAGGTCGCCGAGTACTAGAGACCGCCATCAAATTGGATCGCTCCGCTGAACGCTTCGCCTCAAATGAAATCGTCGCAGGATACTTACAGCAGACCGACAGCTCTGAACCACTTGACGCTGAGTCACTCGGTGAGCTCGCTGCAGCATGGTCAAACGCTCGACGCGTGAACGCTGTCGGCGCATTGAACTCGGCTGTCAAGTACGAACAATTCGACACAGACCCCAGCAAACTCCAGCTTGTAGAAGCACGAAACTTCAGCGCACTCGAGCTCAGCAGGGCAATCGGTGTCCCCGCCTACTTACTGGGCATAGGCATTTCTGGCTACAATTATTCCAACGCCACTCAGGCCAAGCAAGATCTCTATCTGCTCGGAGCCAAGTTGTACATGGACTGTATTCAAGAGACTCTCAGCGGAACAGACATCCTGCCTCGCAATAGGTTCGTGGAATTTGACACCCAAGATCTGATAGAAGATGTCGCAATGAATCGCTCAGAGATTGACATTGAAGAACCTGCCTCTATGCGAACACCTCAGGAGATGCCCTCATGATCAGACTCACCGCTCAACAGATCACACTTGACGCTTCCGCCGATGGCGAACCATCACGCCAAATAACAGGCCTCGCCGTTCCTTGGAATGTCAAGGCCCAACTGAGTGGTGGCGAGAGTGTGATCTTCCTTGAGGGCTCACTGCCCGAAGATGGCCCAATGCCGAAGCTCCTTGAATATCACGACGAGACACGCGTCATCGGACGAGTCACCGAAAGAGTATCAACTGCTGAGGGAATGATGTTTGTCGCCAAACTGAGCGCCACTCGTGCAGCTGACGACGCTCTCGCACTGCTCGCCGATGGCGCTCTAGATTCGGTCTCGGTTGGCGCAGTGCCAACCAAGTTCAAGCGCCTCGCAGACGGGACGCTAGAAGTCTCTGAAGCGAAGTTCGTAGAGCTCTCAGTCGTCACGACACCGGCATACGCCGACGCACAGGTCTATTCAGTCGCTGCCTCTTCACCCGAAGAGGAAGCACCCGACGAAGAAGAAGAAACACCAACCCCAACCCAACCATCCGAGGAGGATGAAATGTCAGAAGCAATCGAAGCAGCAGTTCCCACTGCCCCCATCCAGTACGCAGCACCGAAGCGTGAGTTCAAACTTCCCACCGCTGCCGAGTACATGATCAAGTTCTTGGCTGGCGGATCTGAGTTCGCTGAGTTCAACCAGCGCATCCATGCAGCTGCACCAAATGTGACGAGCACTGATGCACCTGGCCTGTTACCAGTTCCGATCATCTCGCCGATCTATAACTCGTTTGTAGCGAATTATCGCCCATTGATCACTGCAATGGGAGTCCGCCAAATGCCCGCATCGGGCAAGGTGTTCATTCGACCGAAGGTCACCACACACACGACCATCGGCGCAAGTAACGGCGAACTCGTCGCACTTGATCAAGGAACTTTCGTCGTGGACGACATCCAGATCACCAAGGCCCTCTACGGCGGATATGTAAACATCTCAGAAGAATCAATGGACTTCACCTCGCCCGAAGTTCTCGGTGCATTGATTGACGACATGGCACGCATCTACGCAAACGCCACCGATGTCGCAGCTTGTGCAACATTCGAAGCAGGAGTCACCCAGACTGAAGCATTGACCTCAGGATCAACACCTGCCGACTGGGTAGCGTTCATCTACAACTCAGCAGAGCAGATCTTGACCAACTCAAACGGCAACTTGCCGAATGTGCTCGTGATGTCACCTGCGTACTACGCGTCGCTCGGCGCACTTGTGGACGATGCTGGTCGTCCGTTGTTCCCGAATGTCGGCCCACAGAACGCAGTCGGCACCGGCGCATCGGCCTCAACCTTTAACGGCAACGCTTTCGGCTTGTCGCTCGTGGTTGACCGCAACTTGGTTGCTGCAGGCGGAAAGAACCTTTATGTCGGTGACAGCACTGGCTTCGAATGCTGGGAACAACAGCGCGGAGCCGTTTCTGTGGATCTAAGTGACGGTGCGCTCGGTCGGGTCATAAAGTTCAGAGGGTACTTCTCCTCGGTAATGATGGACGCGACGAAGTTCGTCAAGCGCGCCTGAACCGACTAGACGAGTAGAGAGATCTGAACGATGGCCACATTTACAGTCACGCACCACCAGCGTCTGTCAGATGTTGCCGTCGTTCAGACTCTTGAGAACACTGACATCGCGATCGGTCAAACGATCACGCTCTCAGGTCTAGGACACGGTCTCAACGGCTCACACATCGTCTTCGCAGTTCCGACCTACTTGTTCATCGGCATTGATGAAGAAGGGGACTATCTCTACGACTCGGATGTCATCATTCCGAACCAGCTGCTCTTCCAAGATGTTGGCGACGATCTAGATCGCTCAGCTGCAGATCCTGTCGGATCGCTCGTCTGGACTCAGACCTGCACATGGATCACAGTCAGCGATCTCACCGAGTTTCTCGGCATTAGCGGAGCGACCGCCAACGACACGGCCTTCATGACCTCATCAGTTAACGCCTCAAATGCTTGGAGTTTTAAGCGCAGAGTTCAGGCCGGCTATCACGACAGTCTCACGACCGTCCCTGATGCTGCAGTTAAGGCTGGAGTCGTGCTCATGGCGGCCTCGTTGTACAGAGAGCGCGGAAGTTTGGACTCCTTCAACAGTTTCCAAGACATGAACATCAGCGCACCTGTCGCTTCAATGGGTCGGATAAACCAGTTACTCGGCATCAAGAGATCGCAAGTGGCATGAGATGGCAGGCATCTTCACAGACACGATCAACGCTGTCTCAGCGACGATCACAGCTCTCGGCCTTAAGCCGGTCACTGATCCTCGGAACGCTCGACCTCTTACTGTATTCATTGAGCTTCCTGTTTTCAGTTCGTTCAATAACCAGACAGCGGACATCACGATCGATCTCCGAGTGTTGGGCGCGCCACCCGGCAACCAAGACACTACGGACTACATACTCGGAGTCGTTGACACGCTCATGAACTCCTCTCTCGCAGTCATCTCTGGCAGACCTACGATCGCCTCGATCGGATCTGCCGAGTTGCCTGCATATGACCTCACAATAAGAATCGGCACTAGCCGCATATAAAAGGACAAAACAATGACCGCAACAGTCACCTACCTCAGCAACCCCACCGTCACCGTCACAGCACCATCAGCGATGACACTCACCAGTCACTGTTCTGCAGCGACCTTAACCCTCACGGCTGAAGCACTTGAGAACACGGCCTTCGGTCAGACCTCACGCACCTTCTGTGCAGGCCTCTTCAGCAATGAGCTCACGCTCACACTGTTCCAGAGCTACGGTGCGACCGAAGTTGAAACCATGCTGAACAGTTTGCTCGGTGTCGAATCCACACTCGTCATCAGCCCAGCCGGCGCAACCGAATCAGCATCGAATCCTGAGTACACGCTCGCAGGTTGCTACTTGGCGACCGTGACTCCGATCTCGGCGACCGTCGGAGAGCTGTCAGTTGTCGAGGCCGTGTTTATGGGCGGAACCTTCACTCGCGACATCACCTGATCAAGTAAGTAATCCGAACCCCGACTAGGAGACCACATGAAACTCACACTCAGTGTCAGACTCGCCGAAGGCGAAACTTATCAAGTGATCACGAACCTGTTCGTGATCATCTCGTGGGAGCGTAAGTTCAAGCGACGAGCTTCAGATCTTGCGAACGGGATCGGGATGGAAGATCTAGCCTTCATGGCCTACGAGGCCAGTAAACAGCAAGGTCATCCAGTCCCGATCTCATTCGATGAGTTCGTCAAGAAATTGGAAGATCTAGAAGTTGTGGAGACTGCGACCGCAGTCCCTACACAGGAGGCCACCGGCGACAACTAGCAGCTCTGCTAGTTGAGACTGGGTTCTGGCCTCCACACATAACATTCGAGACAGACGATCTGGCGACTTGTGTCCAGATCATCAATGAACAAAGACGGAAGACCTAATGGCTGCATCAGTAGGAGTTGACTACGCAGGACTCAAAGATGCGCTTCGTGAGATCCAGAAGGTTGATCCTGCTCTCCGTCGGCAGATTACCAAGGACATCAAGTCCGCAATGGATCCTCTCGTCTCTGCGATTAAGGACTCGATTCCGTCGTCGCCACCGTTGACAGGACAAAAGCACAACGGACGCACAGCATGGAAGAACGAGTCAAAGAATATCGTCGTCAAAGTTGACACGCGCAAAGCTCGCAAACGCAATGTCAGCGCAGGAGCACAGTACGAGTCCATCGGAACAGTGAAGATCACTGCTAAAGGTGCAGCTCTCTCTATGACTGACATGGCAGGACGAGGCCCGAACCAAACACGCAACAAGAACCCTCTGCGCGCTCGACCGAATTTCGCAAACGATCTGACCAGCAAACTTCGCACACCGTCACGCTTCGTCTGGGCTCGCTCCGATGATTACATAGACGAGGTCACTAGAAATGTTGACAAGATCGTCCAAGAAGTCATGGGACAAACCAATAAGAGAATCGTAAAACGCTAATGGCTATCAACCTTCCCATTATCTCAGAGTGGAATCCTGCCGGCATTAACAAAGCGATCGCCGACTTTAAGCGTCTAGAAACCAAAAGCGAGAAGGCTTCGTTTGCGATCAAGAAGGCTGCAGTCCCTGCAGGGCTTGCTGTCGCAGCTCTCGGCGCTGTCGCTTTTGATGCTGTCAAAGCGTTCGCAGAAGATGACGCTGCAGCACAAAAGCTCGCCACAACCCTCGGCAATGTCACTGGAGCGACCGACAAAGAAGTCTCGGCAGTCGAGGACTTCATCTCAAAGACTTCCATCGCTGCAGCTGTCGCCGACGATCAACTGCGTCCAGCTCTTGACTCGCTTGTTCGAGGCACAGGAGATGTCACCAAGGCTCAAGATCTTTTGAGTCTTGCGTTAGATGTCTCTGCCGGTACAGGTAAAGATCTTGGCGCTGTCTCAGATGCACTTTCCAAAGCGTTCAATGGCAACCTCGGCCCACTCCGCAAACTAGATCCAGCCCTCGCCGATCTGATCAAAAGCGGAGCATCAACCGACGAAGTCTTCCAAGCAATGAGCGAGACTTTCTCAGGTCAAGCGGACACTGCAGCGAACACGACTCAGGGCAAGATGAAGAACCTCGGAATCCAGATGGGCGAGTTGAAAGAGTCCATCGGTCAAGCAGTCGTTCCTCTCGCCAACAAACTGCTCCCGAAGCTCTTGGAGTTTGCAGCATGGGCCTCAAAAAATAAAAGACTCATCGTCACCATTGGTGCAGTGATCGGCGGACTTGCTGTGGCTGTCGTAGCAGTGAACGCTGCAATGACAGCATGGACAGCAACCACTAAAGCTTTTGCAGCAGTTCAAGCAGTTTTCAATGCTGTCATGGCTTTGAACCCGATCTTCCTCATCGTCGCTGCAATCGTCGCAATTATTGCAGTCCTCGTCCTACTTCAAAAAAAGTTCGGGCTCTTTGATGGTGTCATCAAGTTTGTCGGCGACTCGTTCGCCAAAGTTTGGGACGCAATTAAAGCAGTCTTCGACTGGGTGACCGACAACTGGAAACTACTCCTAGTAGTCCTGACTGGCCCGTTCGGTTTGGCGATCGCTTTCTTTGTCACTTTTAAAGATCAGATTATTGGGTTCATGAAAAATGTGATCTCATGGATCGGCGACAACTGGAAACTCCTGCTTGCGATTATTACAGGCCCATTCGGACTAGCAATCGCTGCGATCTTCACTTTCAAAGATCAGATCATGGAAGCGTTCAGTCTGATCTTCAAAGGGATCAAAGCGACGATGGGATTCGTCGCCGATGTCA